TCTGATAAAACAGCTGGTACTGGTAGAACATTAACAGCAAGTGCAAGTGCTTTTACAAGTGCATATGTTGGAACATATTTATTAGTAAATAGTAAACAAGTAAAAGTTACAGGATATACAAGTGCTACTGTAGTAACAGTTACAGTATTAGAAGAAGTAGATACTGTTGGTCCTCATTTTGTATGGGCAGAACAACTTATATCTTCTATTAGAGGATTTCCACAAGCAGTTACATTTCATGATAATAGATTATATTTTGGTGGTGTAAGAGATAAACCAGCATCAGTTATAGGATCTAAAGTAGGAGAATATTTCAATTTTGAAATAGGATCAGGTAATGCAGATGATGCTATAGATGTAACAATTACAGCTGATAGAATTAATGAGATAAGACATTTGATTAGTTCTAGAAATCTACAAGTATTTACTGATGGTGGTGAATTTTTTGTACCTACATCTACTGATACATCAGCTGTTACACCATCGAACATTGTGTTTATGAGGCAAACACCATATGGATGTAATAGAGCAAAGCCTGTAATATTTGATGGTGCTACTTTATATGCACAGAAAAATGGTAAAGCTATTAGAGAGTATTTATATTCAGATGTTGAAACAGCATATGCTTCTACATCTATATCTATACTAGCATCACAAGTAATTAATAATCCAGTAGATATGACAATGATTACTGGTACATCTACAAGACCAGAACAGTTTGCATTTTTTACAAATACAGATGGTACACTTGCATTATTTCATAGTATTAGATCTGAAAAGATAGCTGGTTGGACAGCATGGAGTACAAGATCTGGTGATAACTTTACAAGCATTTGTGCAGTAAATGAAAATTTATTTTGTGTAGTATCTAGAGTTATAGGTGGATCTACAATATATACATTAGAGAAGTTTGCTGATGATGATTCATTAACATTAGACTGTTCTGGTGTAACTACATTAAATCAACAAGGTTCTCCTAAAGTAAATGGAGGAAGCCAATCAGGATCAACCCTGAATGTAGATGGATATACATCAGCACCTAATCCTAATGATATTATATCTATTGCAGGAAACAGTACAGAATACACTATACAGACAGTAAATGCTACAGCATCTGGATACACTTTAGTATTGAACCAGGCTCTTGCTGCTACCCCATCAGATAATGCTGTAATTACTATAGTTCAAGGAAGATTACATAATACACCTACACACTTGACATCTACATCAGTATATGCTGTTGATGGTACTATGGCACTAGGAGTATTTACTACATCAGGATCTGATACAATAACTTTAAATGAAGCTCATGCTGCTGGTGTTAATATAGGTTTTAATTATAGCCCACAATTAGAAACTATGCCAATAGATAAAGAAGTCCAAAATGGACCTCTAACAGGAGAGTTTAAAAGAATATCTAGAGCAGTTATAGATGTATCTGATACACTTAATGTAGCTTTACAAGCATCAGATAAAACTGCAAAAAATTTAGTTATTAGACAAGTAGACTTTAATGTAGCTCAATCGGTGGCTAGTGTGACTGGTAAAAAAGAATTTTATTTTTTAGGATATGATAGATCGCCAACTGTGAAAGTTACACAAACAGAACCATTACCACTTAAATTATTAGGTATGGCTTTAGAGGTAGTATTTTAATGTCAGCTATTACACCAGCAACTATGTTTATGATCTCAGCTGGTATCAGTACTGCTGGTACTTTGATGCAGTTAAATGCACAAAGAGCAGCAACTGCTGAAATGACTAGAAGATATGAGCAAGAAGCAAAGGTTGCAGAGTTTGAAGGATTACAGGCAGAACTTGCAAGAAGAAGAGAAGTAGAACAAATACTAGCAAATAACAGAGCAGTAAAAGGTGCTAGTGGTGTAGGTGAGAGTAGAAGTTTTTTAGCTATACAACAAGATATTAGAAATGTATTAGAGCAAGACTTATCTAATATAGCCTTTAATACAAGCAAGATAGTTACAAGTTATGATAGAGCTATATATAATGAAAAATTAAATGCTAGATATTCTACAATAGGAGCTTTAGTAGATGCTTCTACTACTATAGTAAATGGATGGCAATACCATGATATGTATAGAGGAGCTAATGAAAAAACATTTGGTAAAAAAATTATAGGATTTAAGAATAGGATTATGCGTGGTTAAAATACAAAAAGTACAACCGACTACAACAGTATCACCATCATCAACTGCTGCAAGAATGGGTGTAGTAGATGTTGCTGTACCAAATATAACTGGAATAACACAACCAATATCTGATTCACTAAACACATTTGGTGAAGCACAAGCAAAACTTTATGATGCAAATTGGATGAATGATTACGAATATAATACTGGTATGTGGTTAAATAACAAAGTTAATGATGCTTTATTATCAGGAGAAAATCCAAACCTAGAACAATTTACAACTGAATCTTATGCTTACAATGAAAGTATATTATCAAATGCTCCTGAAAGATTAAAGATTGCAGCTGATGGATGGTTTCAACAAAAATTTATAACAAGTTTTGAAATACTAAGAGAACAAAGTAACAACATTACTTATTCTGAAAACAGAAACAAATTTGATGTTTGGTATAATAATATTGGTATAGATGCTGAATTAGAATATATGAACATAGCTAGATCAGCTAGTAATCCACAAGTAGCTATGGATATGATACACGAGTATAATGGTACTGTACTTACAAAGTTACTAGGATCTCTTAAATCAAGGTATGAAGCATTAGAGCCTTTTAGTCAGGGTGCTATGAATAGTGCAGACTTAAAAGTAAAAGAATTACAAATACTAAAACAATTAGAAACAAGTAGAATAAATGCAATTACAGCTGCTTTTTATCAAAATGTAAATGTACAAGATCCAGAAGAAATGGCAGCAGCTAATTTAGCTCATGCTAATTTTCAAAATGATTATATTTTAAATAAAAATAATGCTAGAGGTGTAAACTATGATGTCTTTACATCTGAAACTGGAGTGTCTGTTGGTGAAGAAGTAATGAATGAAGTTATCACACAGAACAATCAGTATGTAGCAAAAATACAAGGTAATAATTTAATAAAAAAAGCAGAACAAGATAGTAGTGAAGCTGTATCAAACTATAGTTTAGTTGAAGAAATTGAAACAAGTCTTTCTGATTTAAAGTCTTTTAATGGTAAATTTGACATCTTTATAACTAAAGAAGGACCAGCAGGTAATTTTACAAGAACAGTAACCTTTGATGAAATGAAAGCATATTTAACAAATCCTGATGGATTAAATTTAAAAATTACAGATGCAAAGATACAAAAGTTAGTTAGTCTTAACAATGCTAAATATAAAACAAGTCAAGTATTTTTTGAAAGTCTAGAAAATTTAATAGAAACACAGTTTCAAAATTCTGAAACAAGAATGAGTTTTGCAATAAATGAAAAACTATCTGATGATGAAATTACTCTTATGGGTGGTAAAGATAATATTATGGATAGTTATTATAATACAATATTTAAAAACTTTGGTTATCAAGACACTATTAATTTTTATGATAATGCAGACGAAGCAACTATGGAAACTATAGCAAAGGTTTTTCAATATGAAGAATACATACCAAAAGGTTATTCTGATTGGTTAAATAGCTTTGGACCAATACAGATATTACAAATGGAAACAGAAAATATTACAGAAATGATGAGTAATAGATTACCAACTTTTGAATTTTTAACTGGTGGTGGTTATACTAAACCAGAAGGTATGTCGGAAGATACTTTTAAATTTTATCAAGCAGCAAGTCAATATAAACAAGAAGGTATACCTATGAATATAATTTCACAAATGATGAAACAAAAAGCAGAAAGATCAAAAGATGATACTAATACTATTGTTTCAAATAATAGAGATTTTGTAAGTGGCTTAGAAGAAAATGATTTAAAAAACTTTTTTATAGAAAGTATGCTTGATATGTGGAAAGTTAGATTTGGACCAGATGGAGAACAAGCATCATCAATAGAAAAAGGATTTTATAGTTACAAATTTTTTGGTGCTGTTCCAGCGAGAGATCAAGCACAAGCCTATGAACAAGCAAAAAAGTTTTATGAAGATAATCAACCATATGTTGAATCTATTATTTTAGAAAGAGCTATGCAATATTTTGAATATTTATCCGAGCCTTTAGATGATGATGAACAAAGAAAAATTAGGTTTGAAAAATCTTTAATGTATGCCCTTAACAGTTTAGAAAAAGATAATTTTGGTATGACAAGTTTTATGGATAATGTACCTGGTACTTCTTTTAGATTTATGGGAGTTGAACAAGAACATGACAACATAAAAAAAAAAGATATACAAGCCTCTTTAGCTGCATTTACATATAATAACTTAACAAGAATATTAGAAGATCCAAATCACGAATTATATGAACAATTATCAGATCAATTTACTACACCAAATGGTGAAATATCTATACCATCTTTAGAAAAGATAAATGAACTTATTGAAAATGGAAATATATATTTATTATACAGAGAAGATGGAGGTATGGGCAAAGCTGCAAATTATGATGTTGTTGTACAAAATAGTGGTACAGGATACTTAGAACCTGAAAACTTTGATTCAATAAATACAATATCTTTTGATGGTGCTGCATTTAATCCAAATATATATACAGCAGGAGGTATGCTAACTATAGATAACTTAAGAAAAAATGTACAATTAGCACAGTCTAAAGAATATGGACAGATAGATTTTTTAAATGCTTTTGAAGCACAGTTTATAGCTCCTGTATCTGTTTGGTTTGCAGAAAAAGCTGGTGAAATAGATATAGAAGAAAACTATGTAGAATTATTAGCAGAACTTTATGCAGATGATTCTTTTTATAAATATTCACAGTTTCAAAATTTTTATAAAGATAAAAACTTTAACACAGAAGTAGATAAAACATATTTATTCAATAATATAAATTCAAGTATGAATGAAATTTTAAATATTGATCCTAAAAAATATAATAATGCAACAAAAAATAGAGTGTTTGATTATGTTAATGAAAAGTTTGGTAATTTTAATGGTTTTCAAAAAGCATTTTTTAGTAGGATTTTATTAGATAATCCTGAACTAAATAAACAAGAATTTGAAAATGCAGTTTATCAATCAGATAAACAATATTTTAGAAATTTATATACTAATGAATCAATACATAGTTTCTTTGATTATTTCTTTAAGCCTGAATTATTAAGTCAAAAAGCAAAAGAAATAGTAAATGAGTAATTTAAAAACATTACAGTTTGGCGATCAAGGTATCAAAATAAAAGACAAAAGTACCTTTGTTCAAAAACCAAAAAAGAAAAAAGTTGGATCTAATGAGCAAAATTTAAAATATACTAGAGAGTTTTTTACAAATCCTGGTCAAATTTGGAGAGCTATATCAGACAGAAGTTTGATTGGTGTAGTACCAAATATATATAATTATTCTAAATTTAATGATGAAGCTACTGGAGAGTATACACCATTTACAGATCCACAACTAGATGGATATATAGAGCAGTTTCCTGAAAAGTTTTTTGATTCTAGATCACCACAAGAATCTGCTTTTAGATTATCTAGTTTATTACAAAAAGCTAATGATTCTAAAAATCCATATTATAATGCTACTAGATTAGTTAGTGAAATATTATTAGATCCATCATCATTATTATTATTAAGTAGACCATTAAGATTTGCAGTATTTGGTAGTAAACAAAATAAATTTTCTACTATTGGTAAGTTAATGATTGCTGAAGAAACATTAAAACAAGTTGCTGATAGAGATAGAACATATATTGATGCAGTAGTAATGATAGGTGTAGGAGGAGCATTACATAAATTAAGTCCTATACTTAACAAGTATGATAAAAGATATAGTAAGTATAGATACGATCCTTCTAATGATAGAGGTAAAATTATAGATATTGATGAATTATCTGATGTTACTAGAACAGAAGCAGGAACTACAATTAGACAAATAGCATCACAAAATCCAGCAACATATAAACAACCTATTAATCCTGGAGTACCAAAAAATGTTAGTGCATTAATGAAAGTATTTAAAAATCAATATCCAGATATAAATATTATTTTAGGTCAAGGAAAAACTATAGGTAATAAATATATACCAGCATATTACAACCATTATAAAAATGAAATGGTTATAGATGTAGATGGTATAAAACAAATGTGGAAAGATGGTAGACCATTTAAAATTAACACAATAAATGGAGAAAAAATTATACCTTTTAAAAAAGGTGATTTCCGAGATATTAATGAATGGGTAGATTTTGTTATGCGACATGAGTTTGCACACAAAACATATAGAAGAAGAAAAGGTGAAACTAAAGCTGCATATGAAAATAGAATAAACAAGATTGCATATCAACAAATTTTAGATAATAGAAAAGATATTAGAAGAGTAGGTACTACAATGCTTGATGATTATAAAGTAATGGATCAAGAAGCATATAATTTTGGAAAATTTCAAAATGAACTATTTGAAAATATGAAATGGAATGAAATAACATATAAAAATACAGATTTAAAAAGTGCATTTGTAACTGGTTTAACAAAAAAAACACAAATATTATCTCCATTAGATTTTTTTATACATTCAGGTAGTAGAACAGGAAAGTTATTTGCTATGAATTTATTTACAAGTCCGTTGCCATACAGATTTAATTATACAGAAAATATTTCTAGTCCAACAAGTGTAGAGCAAATGAGAATGTTACAGTTTGGACCAAAACTAATAGAAGTTTTAGAAGAAGGATATAGAGTAGCACAAAGAATTACAGCTAAATTACAAGGTAAAGAAAGAAAAGGTTTAGAAAAAATACTAAACTGGAAAGGATTTTCTTCATTAAAATTTAAAGGCGTATTTACACCTGAAGAAGTTTTTAGAGAAGTAACTTATGCAAGATTAGCTGGTAATACACATGATATATCTGAGATAGCAGAATATGCTGGATTTATAGGCAATAAATACTTTGGTCCAATAAGAGAAAGAATAAATCAACTTGGTATGTTTATGTTACCAAAAATAAAAAAAGAAGAATTTGCTAATGTATTAGATAGTTTTTTTGCTAATCCAAGAAATAAAATATACAAAAACCCAAATACAGGAGAAACATTTACTAGAGCAGAAGCAGAAGCATACAAAGCAAATATTGCATTAGATATTAAATTAGCAAAACAATTAGATGATCCTTATTATGTACCAATAAATTATAAGTTTGACCAAATATCAACTCGGTGGGCAGAATTTTCTTCTCTACTAGCAAGACAAATGTCATTAGCAAGAGATAAAAATGGTGTTGCTGTTTTTACTCCAACACAGATAGAGGATATAGTAAATACATTTAAAAACTATAGTCCTGACGCTGCACCAATAAGACCTAAAAATGTAAAGCCTGGTATGTTATATCAATTAAAAAGTGGATATTTTTCAAAACATTTAAAAACTAGATACTTAAAAGACATAGACTATAGACCATTATTTGCTGCTGGATTCATAGAAGATAATATGCAGATTATGGCATCACATTATTTTAGATCAATAGCACCTGATATAGCTATGACTGAAAAGTTTGGTGATCCATATGGTTTTGGATGGTTTTATGATTCTAAAAGTGGATATGCACCAGGAATGATACAAGTATCAGAAGATTTATTGAAGCAAGGTAGTAACTATTATGGACTAGCACAAAAAGAATTTGTTGCTAGATACAACATAGAATTAAAAAAGATGGAAGATATTGTTGCTTTAGTAAAAAATAAATATGGATTACCAGAAAATCCTAATGGTTATTATTTTAAAACAGTTACCATGTTAAAAATTTTTCATAACTTAACAATGCTTACTGGTATCACACAAATAGCAGACATAGGCAGAATTATAGCTGTTGATGGATTGATGAGTACAGCTGGTAAATTAATACAGGCATATACAAATGGTATGGGTACAGCAATATTTAAAAAAGGTTTTAAAGAAGCTAACTTAGCATTTCAAGCAGTAGATTTATCTTTTGCAGATGCAAGAAGCTCTATTATTACTGGTAATGATACACTTAGAAGTAGTTTTACTGGTGCAGAAAAAGTATTTCAAAATTTAAATACACTAGCTTTTCGATATGGAAATATGCAAAACCCGTGGAACGCTGTTATTAAGACAACTGCAACAATTTTAGTAAATACAAAACTTTTAGATATTCTTGAAAGAATGATGAAAGGTAAAGCTAAAGCATGGGAGATTGGTTATATGGCAGACTTAGGATTAGGATCTGCTACTAAAGCAGATTTAAAAATTTTAGACGATATTATGAGAAACTATAAAAAACATGGTCAAGGTGTTGGTACAGAAAAAGGTATATATGCTACAGAATATAACAAACTAAAGTTTCCTAATACAGATTTGTGGGAAGATATAGATGCTACAATGAAATTTAGAGCTGCTTTGAATAAAGAAGTAGATAATGTAATTGTTACTCCAGGTTTATCTGATGCACCACTATTTGCAAATACTGTAGCTGGATCTTTATTATTTCAATACAAAAAGTTTGGATTAGGCTATACAAGACGAGTTTTATATAGAGGATTAATGGTAGATGATGGTAACTTTTTACAAGGTTTAGCAGCTTTAACTGCTATAGGTATGATGATTGATGCACTTAGAGCAAAACAAACAAATGCACAATATGATAATCTTACATTAAGAGAAAAAGTACTAAGAGGTGCTGAAAGAGGTGGTGTAGGTGCTATGTTTACCGATATTGATAGACTAATTATGGCTTTATCTGATAATAAAGTTGGTGTAAAACCTACATTGTTAGGTATCAAAGTACCATATGGATCATCTGTTAAAAAGAAAATGGGATCTGTAGCACCTATAGGATCTACAATAGGCAATATATATGAGATTATGTATGATTGGGGTAGAGGTAGACACAACCATCACACAGCAAGAAGATTAAGAAGAATGATACCATATAACAATTTATGGTACGCAGATTTTTTATTTGATAAAGTAGAGAAAGGGTTATATTAGTAAATTATGGCATTAGCAATATCAGATACATCACCTAGAGTACAGTATACAGCAACTGGTGGTCAAACTACATTTACTGTACCATTTGAGTTTTTTGCTGATGGCGACCTTACAGTAATTAAAACAGCTGCATCTAATGGTGCAGATACTACCCTTACACTTACAGCTAGTCCATCTTCTGCTACACAGTACTCTGTAACTGGTGCTGGTGTATCAGGTGGTGGATCTATTACACTTGGTGGTGGTGCTACTGTAAATGATAAATATACAATACTAAGAGATTTAGCAGTATCTAGAACATCAGACTTTCCTGTATCTGGTACATTTCCAATAGAAACACTTAATACTGAACTAGACAAAATTATTGCTATGATTCAGCAAAATGAAAGAGATAATAAGTTTTCTCCACAAGCTAAATCATCTACATCAACTGCATTTAACCTGACATTTCCAGAGTTAGTAGCTAATAAAATACTATCTGTAAACAGTTCTGGTAATGCTTTAGAATTTTCACAATCAATCACAGATGTATCTACTGTTGCTGGTATTGCATCAGATATTACTACAGTAAGTGGTATTGCATCTGCTGTATCTACAGTAGCAGGAATAGCATCTAATGTTAGTACAGTAGCTGGTATATCTGGAAATGTAACTACAGTCGCTGGTATATCTAGTAATGTGACAACTGTTGCTGGTATGAACAGTAACATTTCATCTGTAGTATCTAATGCAAGTAATATCAATACTGTTGCTGGTAATATATCCAATGTAAATACTGCTGCTGGTGTATCTAGTGCTATTAGCACAGTTGCTGGTATTAGTTCTAATGTTTCTACAGTTGCTGGAGTTGCTTCAAATGTCACTACTGTAGCTGGAATATCAGGAGATGTCACATCAGTAGCAAACATTTCTAGTGATGTACAGGCAGTAGAAGATATTGCCTCAAATGTAACATCCGTTGCTGGGATTGCATCAAATGTAACAAGTGTTGCAAATATAGCATCTGATGTCACTTCTGTTGCTGGAAATACAAGTAATGTATCTACAGTTGCTACAAATATAGCTAATGTAAATACTACAGCTTCTAATATTACAAATGTAAATACATTTGCTAATCAATATAGAATAGGATCTAGCGATCCATCATCATCTCTTGATGAAGGTGATTTATTCTATAATACCACAAGTAATGAACTAAAATATTACAATGGTTCAGCATGGGTTGCTATCGTTGCTGATACTGATGTAAAGGTAAAAGTAAGTGCAAATGATACTACACCAGGCTTTTTAAATGGAAAACTGGTTGCTGGTAGCAACATTTCCTTTACAGAAGGTAGTGATGGTGGTAATGAAACATTAACAATAGCAGCTACTGCTGGTGCTTCACTAGATGATGCCACAGCTCTAGCAATAGCATTAGGATAGAAAGGACCAAATGGCTAATACATTCAAAGTAAAAACAAATGATGCTATGCCATCAAGCTCTGGTACACCTTTGACACTATATACAGTACCAAGTTCTACAACTTCTGTAGTACTAGGATTATTGCTATGTAATATACATACAGCTGCTGTAGATGTGAGTGTAAAAATTGAATCAGATACTTCTGATACAGAAACAAATCAAAATGTATTTGTAGTAAAAAATGCTCCTATTCCTGTTGGTGGTACTCTTGAAGTACTTACAGGATCAAAAGTAGTATTACAAACTACAGATGTAGTAAAGATTGATTGCTCTGTTTCAGGTAAGATAGATGCAGCATTATCAATAATGGAGATTACATAAGTTGGGATATATAGGTAGACAACCCACAGGATCTATACTTACTGGTGCAGATATAGCAGACGGATCTATATCTACAGCTAAGTTAGCAGACACAGCAGTTAGTACAGCTAAGATTGCTGATACAGCTATAAGCACAGCTAAGATAGCAGATGATGCAGTTACTAATGCTAAAACTGCTTTCAATGATGTTCCATTTAGAAATATTATTATTAATGGTGATATGAGCCAAGCACAAAGAGGTACATCTACTTCAAGTGTTTCAAGTGGATCTACATTCCCAGTTGATAGATTTAAATTTATGCCTAATGCTTTAGGTACATTTACTATTTCTCAATCTACAACTGTACCAAGTGGTCAAGGATTTGCTAAATCTATTAAAGTAGATTGTACTACTGCTAATGCAAGTCCAGGTGATGGCAGTACATTACAGCTAGTTCAATACATGGAAGGTCAGATGCTACAGCATCTAAAAAAAGGTACATCAAGTGCAGAATCTGTAACAATATCTTTTTGGGTTAGATCAAATAAAACTGGAACTTATACATTAGAATTGTATGACAATGACAACACAAGACAAATTTCACAAACCTATACAATTAGCTCAGCAGACACATGGGAAAAGAAAACTTTAACTTTTGCTGGTGATACCAATACCACAGGTGCATTTGGAAATGATAATGGTTTATCTTTTGCTGTTCAATTTTGGTTAGCAACTGGTGCAAACTATAACAATCAATCTTTACAAACATCTTGGGGTGCTGTAACACAAGCAAGTAGGGTATCTAGTAGTCAAGTAAACATAGCTGATAATACTGCAAATGAATGGTACATCACAGGACTACAAATGGAGGTCGGTACAACTGCTAGTGACTTTGAGTTTTTGCCTTTTGATGTGAATTTAAAAAGGTGTCAGAGGTATTATGAAATAGCTGAAGGTGGATTTTTTGGTCCTGTTTATGGTACAGCATCTGACATGAGAACAAGTGTTCCCTTTAAAGTTACAAAAAGAGCAAATCCAACTTTAACAAAAATTACTGGTGAAGAAAATTGCTGTAGTTCAGTAACAGTTACTGGAAATTCATTAGACCAAACATTAGGTGCTAGAGTTCAAGGAACAAATGTTTTTGCAGCAGGTGCAAGTAAATTTTTTAATGTCAAATTTAGTGCAGATTCGGAGTTATAAAAAATGATTACAGAAGCAATATATGAAAAAGAAACAATTACTCATAAAGACGGAACAGAAAAAATAATTACTCTTGGAGTTAGAGCAACCATAAACGAAGTAGAAATGTTTGTTCCAATTTCTGAAGCAAACAGACACTACCAAGAAATACTAAAGTGGGTAGCAGAAGGAAACACAATTACAGATAATGGAGGTTCAAATTGAGTTATATAGGAACTAGTCCTACAGATGGTCAGTACACTATTCTAGATGATATATCATCAGGATTTAATGGATCAGAAGTAACATTTAACTTAACAAGTGGTGGTACTGCTGTTGTACCTCAGACAGATGCTAATGCTTTAATATCTATCTCAGGTGTTGTACAGTACACATCTGCATACAGTATTAGTGGATCACAGATAACATTTAGTTCTGCTCCATTATCGACAGATAATTTTAGTGGTAGAGTTCTTGGTAATAGTAAGGATTTAGGAGTGCCAACTGATGGAACAGTATCATCATCAAGTCTAGCCTCTACATTCTTTATGACTAATGGTCAGACATTTAATAACATATCTATTGCATCTGGCAAAAATGCTATGGCAGTAGGCAGTCTGAGTATATCAGGAACTTTAACCATACCATCAGGGAGTACATTTGTAATATTATGAGTAAAATAGAAGTAAACACAATAGATGCAGTTTCAGGAACTAGCACACTAACATTAGGATCTAGTAACGCATCAACCATAGCTTTAGGTAGTGGTGATGTACAAAGTAATTTTTTGCAACCCTCTTTTTTTGTAAGACTAAGTTCAGACCAGACTATTTCAAGTGGCACAGAAACTAAAGTTGCTTTTAATACAGAAGTATTTGATTCAGATAATGCTTTTGATAATAGTTCTAATTACAGATTTACAGTTCCAAGTGGAAAAGCTGGTAAATATATTTTTAATTGGACTGTTGATGTTTTTAATTCTAACAATGCTATAAAAAACTTTAATTCATTTTTAAAGAAAAATGGCACGACCTTTTTTGAATCAACTTGGAACACTAATAATAACTCAATAACTTCACGAAGATTCTCTTCAAGTTTTTCTGTTTGTGATGATTTATCAGCATCTGATTACATAGAATTATTTTTTAGTGCTGGTACTTCCGATAGTTCTAGTTCAAGTATAAAAGGCACAAACTATAATACAAGTTTTGGAGGGTTTAGGATAGGAACATGAGTATATTAAAAACAAATCAAATAACTGACTTAGGGGGTAACAATATTATATCCTCTAATGGTAGTGGTACATTTACACAGACTTTTGCTGCTAATACTCCAGCTTTTCACGGCATGAACAATGCTGACCAAACAATATCTCGTGATACATTTACAAAAATAACATTTCAGGAAGAGGCTTGGGATACAAATGGTGCTTTTGCTGACAGTAGATTTACAGTTCCAACTGGAGGAGCTGGTAAATATGCAATCTTTATTGATGGTGCTTTTCAAATAAATGCAAACTACAGAGAGGTATGGATAAGATTACAAAAGAATGGTGCTACTGGAGATCAAAGTAATCAAGTTGAAATGAGATTAAGATTAAGTTCAAATTATTTTAATAGTGGTAGTTCTCAAAGATTGAGTGCTAGTAGTACAATGAGTTTAGCTGATGGAGATTACTTAGAGGCTTTTGGTTATATAAACGCAGATTCAGGTACTCCACAATTCAATGTAAATACTATGAATTTTTCAGGATATAAATTAATAGGAGTATAACATGACATCAATTATAAAAGTAAACACAATACAAGATGTAGGTGGAAACAACCTATTAATATCTAATGGATCAGGAACTATTACTACTAACAATATAGGTGGTGAGAATACTCCAGCTTTTTATGCTTATCTAAGTTCAAGTCAAAGTATTTCTGCTAATACTGCAACAAAAGCATCTATTGATACTGAACTTTTTGATAGTAACAATAATTATGATAATTCATCTAATTATAGATACACTCCCACAGTTGCTGGTAAATATTATGTTTTTGCACAATTAGATTTAGCTTCAAACTCAGCATCAACTTACAAAGAAGGTTGGGTACAAATTAGAAAAAACGGAAGCTCAGTAGCTCAGTCTGTTATGGATATGAGAAATGGTTATGGTTTTGAATCTTTTGTAAATGTAAACATAGTTGTAGATATGAATGGTTCAAGTGATTACTTAGAAGTTTGGGGTTTAATGGACGATACTGGAGGTACTACTAGATTTTATGTTAGACAACAAAGTAATTATTTCGGAGCATATAGGTTAATAGGAGCATAACATGGCAATAACTAGATTAAATAATAATTCATTAACATCAATTACTGCTTTGCCTACTGCAATAACTACTGGTAAAATTTTACAAGTACAATCAACATTTTATAACACAGCTACTACACAATCTATTACAGCTAATACTGATACTACAATAAATAATTTATCAGTTAATATTACTCCAGCAGCTTCATCATCTAAAATAATGATTTTTATAAGATTATTTCACGAAAGTAGTAATACTGATTCTCAAAATTCAGGTTGTTTTGTAATAAGAGATAGTACTCCAATAAATGTAGGAGCAACTGCTGGTAGTAGAATACACACTATGTTAAGTTTACCACAAAACTATACAAGTCCTAATGCAAGTAGCACACCAGAAACTTTTAATGGATTTACTATAGATTCACCAAATACTTCATCACAAATAACCTATCATATTGGATATAGAATAGCATATACATCTACATTATATATAAATCAAACTGTAGATAGTGCAGATAATAGTTCGTATGAAAGAGGAAGTAGTGAAATTATAGCTATGGAAATAGCTGGATAAAGAAAGGAAAAACAAATGGCACAACTATCAACTAAAATATCTTTGTATTGTAAAGCTAAAGGTAAGTCAGATATTGATTTCACCAAAGATGTTTTATTACAAGATGACTCAGATGGCAAAGGAGCATACATTAAAGAATGGAATGTTTCAGGTGTAGATAAACCTAGCGACTCTGACTTATCATCTTATGAAACTGCTGGAAATACAGAAGAAACTAACAATACTGTCAGAGCTACAAGAAGAACAGCTTATGGTGATATTGGCGATCAGCTTGATGAGATCTATAAAGATATGGATGCTTGGAAAGCTAGAATTGCACAAATAAAAGCAGATAATCCAAAGGAGTAAACAATGTGTGAATTTTGTAATGGCGAATGTGTTTGTAAATGAAATATTTAGTATTAGTGTTTTTGTTGCTATCAGGAATAGCATATTCAGCAGATACTAATACGACTGTTAGTTCCACAGTAACAGGAACAACCACAGTAGATAAAACTCCAAGCACAGCAAACGCACC